AGACCTGTTCCTCGAATAGTCTTTAGCAGCGGTCTAACATCCTTAAAAGCTTTGTAGTTGCCTCTTGTACCGTAGAAACTAAATGCCGTCTCTATTTTCCAATTTATCGGCTGACTATTATCGGAGTACTCATGCTCCGCCTGAAAGACTTTACCGTTTGCACTACCATAATAGGGGTTGCCGTTAGCTATAGCTAAACTCAAACAGTCGCCGTCATCGTCTTGGTGAAACGTCGTCCAAGCGCCAGTCGAAAGAGAAAAAACAAGTAGATAAGCTTTGGAGTTGCTGTACGGCACTTGCACATAAACCCTCCGCCCCGCTGGGAAGAAAGACCCTTGCCATCTTGGAGAAAAGCTAAGAGTTTGAGCTGCAGCGCTAATTAAAGGATTAACTAACCGGCTTACTGTTTGATTAGCTTGCTCTGGATCGGCTTGGAACAGAGCGCTAACCGGCACTATTCCTTGCTCGGTCAAAATCCAAACATCTTGATTGACCCTGATAAATGCTCGATACCCTAACGGTTTACCGATAAAGTATCTAGCGACTATGCTCCAATTTGTGGGATCGTCGCCGGCGTATGCTAATACTTCGCCTTCGCTACTAACGGCTAAAAACAAATCAGCGCTAGTTTGCGCCGTTTGATTTGTGTAGCTTCCGCCGAAAACTAAAAATCCGCCCTTCGTAAAAGCAAAAGATAAATCCTCGAGCGTTACGCTATTACTCCCTACGGTATTTACTTTGCCATACCACAGATTGGCGCTTTCTTTTTCGACGAAATATACTCGATTCTTGTAACTGCTTACATTTATGAGATCGTCTTTATTTACACCAGTGTAAGTACAATCCGCTATAGTGCCTGTAAGACTGTTATATACTTTAACGGTATCACTGCCGTTAGCCATATAAAGTCGGTTAGAATAAACTTCAGTCTGCCAAGCGCTATTAGTTATAGTTATTCCCAGATCGGTTAGAACACCGCTAGAATTAACCTTGAATACCTTATCATCTGCCGAAACAATTAGCTCGAAGTCTCCGTTGACCAACGGCATAGTAGCAACGGTCTGAACAGTTACACCCTCAAGAGTATCAGCAAACTCCTGGTAGCCCTTTCTAAGAACAGGAGCGCTACTTTCCGGAATTATATTGATTAACTCCAAAGCCCGAAACGGCTCCATCTGATCAATGGGGCTGACTAGATCCAGCCCTCCATATGGCGCTGGCATTGTGATACCTTGAACCGCCATTACTCACCTTAAAAAAGCTTCCTAAACCCTCTAGCTATTGGATTAAATCCACCTACAGCACCACCCATTGTCTGAGCGGGATCGTAACCACCAGCTACACCGCCTAGAGCTTGCCCTGGGTTATATCCACCAGCCATACCGCCTAAAGCTTGTCCTGGGTTATACACGCCAGTATTATGCCAAGAAGGTCCATAAGTTGGAGCTGGCATACCGTTAGCTAAATTACCTAGACCCTGCCCCGTACCACCAGCTAAATCAGTAGGGAGTTGGTCTAAGTTAGGAGTCATATCTTGTACGTTCGGATTAAAAGGTATCCCTTGCCCGAGTCTATCTCTGAACATATTGATCTGCTCTGGACTTAGCTGCAGCGGATACGGCTGAAAACCTCCTGGCGTTGACGGTAGCCCAGCGAAACCTCCGAGCTGTTGTCCTGCCTGTTGCGCTCTGTAATCTTCTACGCCTCTTTGCCGTCTTGCATCTCTTCTAGCTAGGTACTGCTGTCGGCGCTGTTGCCTTGCGGTAAGCTCCGGCATATCCGTCGGCTGAGCTTGCACTCGAGCATTAGGTCTAAACTGCCTTCCTCTTCTTTCTAAGTACTGCTGCCGACGCTGTTGCCTAGGTGTTAGCTCTGTCAATCCTCCACCAGTAGGAGGTCGTCTCATCATTCCTCTAGCCATGTTATAACTCCGCTTTCCTTCCCTGCTTAGTCTTGTTATACGCTTTCTCCAAAGCCGCTCTCACCGAGTTAGCTTTAACCAAATTGCCGCTAGCATCACGATACATACCAGCGCTCAAACGGTTTACCTGTCCAGCTTCTGGTCTTACCTCTCGCACCTGTTCCGGCTCCGTACCCTCTGGAGGTACTAGCGTAGTCGCTGCTGTCAATAAGCGCTCATACTCTGGCTGTTCTATTCTACCTTGAGCCAAGCCCTCGTCTAAATTGCCTTTAATAAGATCAAAAGTTATGCCTTGCTGAGCGGCAAAATGCTTCATATTTGCCATAGCAATATTTGGATCGTCGTTTGCATTAGATAATGCGCCCCGCATGTACATCCGACCTACTGACCGATTATTATCGCCTAAGAACCCATAAGCTGCTACCAAAGCATCTGAGAGCTGTACTGTCGGCTCATAGCTATTAGGATTCTGTTCTCTCATCTTATCCATTGACGACTTCTTTAGAATGGAACCGTCACCGCCAAAATCAGTTTTAGTACCATCTGCCAAAGTACCCTGCCAGTTTTCATCCAAAACGCCACGCTCTTGCAATGCGCCACGGATGCCGTCTCGTCGTACCTGTTCTTTGCTCTTCCCAGATCCCATAAAACGGCTTGCCAACACTCCGACCGCTGCCCCTATGATCGTTCCAACTACCGGAACTACTGAGCCAGCCATAGCGCCCGCCGCCGCTCCACCAGCTACGCCCGCTGCACCACCAGCTAGACTTGCTAAGCCAGCAGCACCTAAACCGAGCGAAAGCCCACTCATAGCACCACTTACACCGCTAGCTATATCTCTCTGCTTGCCTTCAGCCATAGAGCCGGTTATATCGGCTGTCTTTTTAGCGCCGTATAAACCTGCTGCTATTTGAGCGCCTGGCACTAAATACCCTCCGAGCGCCTCTGTTGCCCCTGTTTGAGCTGCAGATCCTAAAGCACCGGAAGCGGCTAAGTTAGTAGCTCCGCCCACTCCCATAACCCCAGCGCCGGTATAGTCGCCACTCTTGTACGCTTTATACGCACTAGCTAGCTGCGCTGCTCCTGCCGCACCCTGTAGAACCTTCCCAAAGTCTATAGAGTCAAGAAACCCTGGCTCTTGTAAACTCTCTGTAGGCACTACCGCTTGCCCTATAGATCCGTCAGCTTGAGTACTTACATCTATCGCAGTAAAACCCTCCGGCACTTCAGCGCCTTGAATTGGAGTATAGAACTTATCTGCCTGCACCATTTCTTGAGCGCTACTGAAACCTGTCGGAGCCGTAGTCGAGCCACCTCCTAGCGCTTCCGCTAGCTTTGCTCCCCCCTGAGTAGTCTTCTCCGCAGCTTCAGCCGGACTCGTCAGATAATCATAAGCGGCTATAGTACCACCCATTCCGACTACCTTACCGCCAGTTTGTGCTAGCCCTGCGTTTCTTTGTCCACGAGCGGCTCTTCTTGCTTGGTCTTGCCTTGCTCCTGCTATACCGCCCTCACCGAAAGCCATTTGAGAAGCTTCTGGTCCTGAATATCCTTGTCTTCTTAGCTCTTGATACCGAGCCAGCATTTCTGAATAACTTGCCATAATTACAACGGTGTCCCAAATCCTATCTTGCCACTTCTACCATACACTTCTAAGGTATCCTCACCACCAGCGAACATAGTCTTAGAAACTTTTTGCCTTGCAAAATCATCAGCCAGTTTTTCTTGAAAGCGAGGGAGGATCGTAGTTAAACCGTGGATCTCGGCAAACCTCTCTAGTATTCCCTGCTCAAATGTTTTCGGATTAAAAATCGTGCTATCGGAATCAGCTAAAAACTTTGAATAACTGCCATCAAAATACGTCCAAGTAAGAACGCCATCAGAAGCGCTACCGCTAGTATGAGTAGGAGGAGTAGCGCCGGCTGTGCCACCTGTGGCTGTTGTGTAGTAATTACCGTTGTATAAACAATAGCTGTTATTACCAAAGCTTTGCCCGCTTGCCCACTTCTTCGGCGTAATTGTTCGATCCGAAACATACTCAAAGATAATAGTATCGGTCGAGGAATCGCTAACTGGGAGTATTTCTAATCGACTATCTGTAATCCCTCGAATCTGAAACTCATCATAAATACTAGGATTCAGCCCATATCCTTTTCTATCCGCATAGGTTTGCTCTGAAATAGCTCCTGACAACCGCCACCGAGAAGACTGATTCCAGAACGTATCATAGTGGTAACTTGAGAAGTCATTCGGGAGATTGTAAGAAGACTGCCCAGCCACTAGAGTTATGCTGGCACTCTTAAACATCTTGTTCCAAAGATAGCTGTGCGCCATCTCTTGATTCACCCGGTTAGCGATTGCCAGGAGCTGTTTTGTAGTGGTGTCATTATTGCCAATAACAGAAGCGCCGATAGTATAACCGGCTTCGTCTGCTACCGCTTGTATGCTTTCGATAAGAGTCGTCATTCCACCTTTCTACGTCGTTTCCGTTTCTCCGCTAGTATATCACTATCCGGATCTCTCTCCGCTACATCTAATTTGAGATCTGTACCTTCTGTAGCATTTATTCTTGCTATTAAAACTTCTAGCTTCTCCTCGAGGGATTTGCTTCGCTTTCTTTCCGACTCTACGGCTTGTTCTAAAGCAACCACTCGGGATTGATCGCTCTGTGAGTTTTCTACCCAACGCTTTGCTACATCGCAGAATCTACCTAGCGTTCCAAGCTTCTGCTTTGCAACATCGGGAGCTTCCGCTAGCTGCTCAATCGTATGAAAGCCAACATGTTTGAACTCTCTAGCCGCTGACCCTGGAATAGCGCTCCACTCGTCGATGGGAGTACCTTTAAGACCTAATTCTACGCCGGCTTTCCAAGCTTGATATTGCTCTTTGAAAATACCTTCCCTATCTGACTTTTCTACCGCTCGAACGGTCTCATCCATTGCGCCAAACTTTACCCAGATGGTCTCAACCTCATCATATACTGGGATGCCTTCGGCTGCGGTTTTTAACGGATTCTCTCTATATTCTATCGTAAAACGCACATTTGCTCTGTGAAGAGGATTTCTACCGCTGTTTCTATCCTCAATTAACCTTGCGTAATCTATCATCTTTATTATCTCCCAAAATAAAGTAGGGGAGGGTTGCCCCTCCCCTGTGTGTCGATTAGTTAACCGACAAATGCCCAGTAGATTTAACCTCTACTGTTCCAGCGCCTGTTAGCGTTGTAAGTCCCACTACGTTTTTAATTAACGTAGTAGAAGCATCATCAACAACACCAGCAGTAGCCGTTGTTTGTAGGTTTGCATCAGCAGCGTAAGAAGCAGCGGCTTTTACCTTAATTCCGCTTCCTACTCCACCACCAGCTACGCCTCCAACCCATACCCAAAGGTACTCGTCATCAGCAGCAGCTACTTGAGCAATACCAACTTGCAGGTTGTTACTTCCAGCGTTAGTAGTCGTAAGCATTGCAGCTTGACCATCATCGCTAATCTTTACAGCAGCATACTGATCAATAGCTCCATCAGCTTGTACGAAGATAAAATCTCCATGCTTAGAGCTACCTAAATCGCCAACTACCGCCGGCAATCCATCATCTGCTGTAGTAAATGTTTTAGTGTAATTAACACCAAATGATCCTGATTTACTCATCTCTCTACCCTCCTATGCGTATATTACAGCTTGAAGCGGCGGAGCCGAGCAACACAGATTAGCTTCCAGAATGATGATCGAGAACATAGCGTCCTGATCTACTGGTCGCTGCATATCTGGCGTTAGCGGCTTAAAGTCTGCATCACGAACCATATCAAATGTGATATATTCCGTGTTTAATAGCCGGCAAGAATTAGTCTCAAGAACAGCAGTACCAAAACCACCGTCAAAGATAAAATCTACACCGTCATAATTTAGCAAACGAAAGCCCGCCTCTCCCTTCTTTTTCGGCGCTTGAATACGCTGAATAGCAGTAAGAGAGCTGTGTAGGTACTTCCATGCTGTTCTATCCATTACTCCTAAATCCGGCATCTCATCCCCTCGAGTTACCTGGGAAATAGTATCCGTAATAGTTTCCTGAATGTTACTAGCCGACATTGTTACGTTTACAGCTACGTTTCTTGCAAACGTATTTGTAGAACGGTCAATACCACCGTAAGTACCAGCAGTAGGTGAAGTTGAGACCATCTTTTTAAGACCGTCTAGCTCCAATCCGCCAGCTCCTGTACCATCCCCTCGAAGAGAGTTTGATACATTGTTTTTAAGACGAGATGTAGCTGCCTTGATCTTAGCTTCTACTAAGTCTAGTAGCTCTGCCTCACCTCGGTTAGCTCGTCTCTCTCGACCGTTGATCGCCACCGGCTCATAAGCTTGCTTTACAGCAAACTGGAAAGCCGTCAGATCGTCGGAAGCCGTTAGATCAAACGCACTGTAACCTGAATACCAATTACCTACAGCGTTGTCGTTGTACATAACTGGCTTGCGAAACTCGTAGCCGCCGCTCTTGCGAACGATATTCCCCTTCTCCGTCAAAGCACGAAGAACAGGATGGTTCCCAAGCACAACGTCCGCAATGGCATCGCTCTGGTCAAAGAGCGTAGCTACCAATGCTTCTTGTATGTTAGCCATTTCTTACCCCATGTTTTAGACCTACAGCTCGTTTAATCTTCGCCGTAGATTCTCTCTTATGTCTTTTACGTCCATCTTCGGGGGAGCGCTACCTACACTGCCCGAAATGCTTTTAGTAGCTTTTTTAGCTTTAGCAGTTTGCGCCTGTTGTGCCTTGACATCTCTAGCGCCTGTAAGCTTTCGCTCGAGGTCGCTAAAAATTGGATCGCCCTTAACTACATAGTTATACGCTGTCTCAAGAACCTCCTGAGATGAGCGTCCACCCTGTTGACTTAGAGCTGACACTATCGGAGCCATTCTCTCCTCAAGCTGCGCTGCGGTTTGTGCATCGGTAGCCGTAAAGAGAGGTTTACTCTGCATGAATTGTTGTACACTACCGAGCGTCTGTACCGCTACCTCTTTTTCTCGCTGCTCCTCCATCATGCGGCTGATCCTTTCCTCGGCGATGGATTCTGCCTCCTCCCTGGTAAGGTAATTAGCATTAGGAGCTGGCTCTTGCCGTTGCGTTTCCCCAGGAATTGGCGCCCTGTCCAGTAAATCGTCAACCGATAAACCATAAGCATCTAACCAATCGAGCGCCGTATCGACTGGGTTATTTTGCATGGCTATATCCCACTCAATGGAGCGGTCAAAAACATCCTTAGCGCTTATTCCTGTTTTGCTGTAATGATCTCGGTGCTTATTGTAGGTTTCATAGAAGGGCTGAGTCTCATTCTGTAGCTTCTCTAGCTCTACCCTTCTTTTCTCATACTCCTGCCTGGT